ATGGGGGAAGGAAAGAAGGGGCAGCGAAGAAAGACGCAGGACAGCGCGACTGCGAAGCCGAGCGGGTCGAAACCGCGACGCACGAGGGACAAGGCGGCATTCGTCAGGGAAGTGATCAGCAAAATCGAGGAGAAGCTGCGTACGGATGACACGAAGCCTTCGGTCGGCGATTTTATCCGCCTGGTGCAACTCGAGAAGGAACTAGAAGAAGAGGAGCAACCGAAGGAGATCCAAGTCTCATGGGTGGAACCGGAGCGGACCGGGGGGGACGATGCACCCGGAAAATAGAATACAGCGCACTGCCATCGCAAGCACGGTTCCACCAATCGGCGGCGCGGTTCAAGGGGTTTTCGGGGCCGATCGGATCGGGCAAAAGCCAGGCTCTGTGCCACGAAGCGATCAAGCTGGCGTACCTGAACGCCGGACGGCTCGGGCTGCTGGGCGCCCCGACGTACCCAATGCTGAGGGACGCGACGCAGACGGCGTTGTTCGAGATTCTGGAACGCAACCGCATTCCATACGAGCACAACAAGGGCGAAAACACCGCGGTACTGAAGGACACCCGATCGCGGATACTGTTCCGGCCGATGGAGGAGTTCGATCGCCTACGCGGGACGAACCTCGCCTGGTTCGGCCTGGACGAGCTGACTTACACGCAGGAAGAAGCCTGGGTGGTGCTCGAAGGGCGCTTGCGCGATCCGAAGGCGAAACGGCTTTGCGGGTTCGCAACCTGGACGCCGAAGGGGTTCGACTGGGTTTACCGCCGGTTCGTACACGAGCGAGTGGAAGGGTACGAAGTCATCGTTGCGGAAGCGTTCGAGAACCGGTACCTGCTCGAACGAATTCCAGACTTTTACGAGCGGCTGAAACAGAGCTACGACTCGAAGTTCTACGAGCAAGAGGTGTTGGGAAAGTATCTGAGCCTAAGCGCAGGGGTGGTATATCACGCATTCAACCGGGCGGAACACGTGGAAGACGTTGCCGCCGATCCGGCACTGCCGCTGCTGTGGGCGCTGGATTTCAACGTGGATCCGATGTGCTCGGTAGTGGCGCAGATCGACGGAGAGACCGCGCGCGTGGTGAGCGAGATCGTGCTCACTCGCGCGACCACGCTGGCGGCGTGCGAAGAGTTCGAAGCGCGATTTCCGCGGCACCGGGCCGGGATCCGCGTATACGGGGACGCGTCCGGGTCGCACATGCAGACCACAGGCACCTCGGACTACGAGACGATCCGCGCGTTTTTCCGGCGGGAAGGTTACCAGAACGTGGTGTACAAAGTACCCCCCTCCAACCCCGCAGTGAGGGAGCGCGTGGGGCTGGTGAATGCGAAGCTGAAGTCAGCGTCGGGCGAGAGACACTTAGTCGTGCATAGTAAGTGCGGAGAGCTTATCAAAGACCTGGAGCAGGTGTGTTACAAGCCGGACAGTACGGTGATAGACAAAGAGAAGGACCCGCGGAGGACGCACTTGTCTGACGCACTCGGATACCTGCTCTGGCAGGAATGCCGGCCGATGCCACCCATGGGCGAGCGAAACTTGCCTCTGCTATCAGGATCGGTGCAGGGCTGAAGCCCCGCACGGACCAAGCCCGCTCTCCGATCGGGGAACAGCAAAGAAAATGAACATCGAACTGGAGCATCCGGAGTATGTGGCGCGGAAAGCGATGTGGCGAACGTACCACGACTTGCACGCGGGCGGCGAGCGACTGAGGCAAAACGCCTGGGAATACCTGGTGCGCCGGCAGAAGGAGCCGGCGGACGTGTATGGCGAGCGGCTGGGCCGGGTGTTCTACGAGAACTACATCGGATCGATTATCGACTGGTACGCGGCGACGCTGTTCCGGCGGGAGCCGATCTTGAGCTTTTCGGGCGAGAACGAAGCGGCGAGGTCCTTCCTTTGCAAACTCACCGAGGACTGCGACTTAAAGGAGACCAGCCTGGTCGAGTTCTTCCGGCGGCAACTAGTAGAGTCGCTGGTGGCGGGCGTAAGTTACACGCTGATAGATTTTCCCAGGCTTTCGCAACCGGCAGCCAACCGGGCGGAGGAAGACCGACAGGGGGCCTCGCGCGCATACCTGGTCCCATACGGCCCGGAAGATCTCATCAACTGGAGTTACGACGAGCAGGGCAACTTCGAGTCGATTGTGCTAAGAACGTCGGGGCTCCGACAGGATGAGGCGGCGAGCTCGGGATGGACGACGGAGACGCGCTGGTCTTACTACGACAAAGAGCAGTTCAAGATCTTCCGGCTGACGAAACAGACAGGGCAGAATGCCAAGCCGGAGATCATCGACGCCGGGAGGCACGGGTTGGCGGGATTGCGGCGCGTTCCCTTGTTTCCGCTGAGAGTCAGTAACGGTCTCTGGCTGATGAACAAGGCAGCACTGCTGCAGCTCGAACACTTCAACAAGTCGAATGCTCTCGGATGGGCGCTGACGATGGGACTGTTCGCGATGCCGGTGGTGTACTCGGACCGCGAATGGAATCAAGTCGTCGGGGAATCCTACTACATACAACTGGCGCCCAACGACAAGTTCGGATGGACCGAGCCGGACGGGAAGGTTTACCAGATCGCCGCCAACAATCTAGACCAGCTCAAAAATGAAATCTACCGTGTCTGCTACATGATTCCGCAGGCGTGGGACGTGTCGCAGGCGCAGTCGGGTTTGAGCAAGCTGAGAGACTTCACGATCACGCAGGAAGTATTGCGCGCGTATGGCGATGCGGTAAAAGACACGATGAAGCGCGTACTGCGAGCGATCACGGCGGCGCGCCAGGACGAGTTGACATTGGACGTTTCGGGCCTGGACGAGTTTGACATCGGCGACTTCTCGAGCGACCTGGATGACGCGGCGAAGCTGCTATCGCTCGAAGCGGGGTCGCAGACGCTTCGCAGGGAAGTACTGAAGAAACTGGCCTTCAAATACCTTTGCGACCTGCGGCAGGAAGTGAAGGACCGGATTGCCGCGGAGATTGAGGAAGCGAACGGGATGGCGGGCGCAGCGGGCCTGAAGCCCGCCCTCGACTAGAGGACTAGGGATATGGACGAGCAACAACTTCCAGTGCAAGACGACGGGGTACGCGCCATAGTGCGCGAGACGATCGAGGAATTCGTGAGGAAAGAGCAGTCGAAGGCCGAGCCTGCCTACAAGAACGAGCTGCTCGAGGAACGCAAAAGGCGGGAACAACTCGAGCATCGCCTGAACGAGTTGGTGGAGGAGAACAAGCGCACGCGGCAACTGGCGGAAGAGGCAGACCGCAGCGCGACGGTCCGGTCGGAGTTGCAACGGCTGGGGGTGGCGAAGGTAGACGTCGCCTTCAAGGCGGTCAAAGACGATGTCTTCCGTGGAGAGGACGGGCGCTTGCTGGCCAAGGGCGAACAAGGAGATGTGCCACTGAAGGAGTACCTGTCCCACTTTTTGGGAGAGAACCCGGAGTTCTTGCCGGCGCGCATTCAGGGCGGGTCGGGCGCAACGGCCGCGCACAAGGCACCAGCGGCAGCAGGGAGCATCGATTTGGACAAGATCCGGCCGGGAATGAGTCCGGAGGCAATGGAGCGAATCCGGCAGGAGATCGTACAAGTGGCGTCTCAGACGCTGCGCGGAATGTAGAGCAGCGAACCGAAGTTCGCTAGCGCACGCCTCGGCGTGCGCCAGAATACAGGAGGAGAGAAATGCCAGCAATAACTTCAACCAATGTCGGGACCGCGATTGTGAAGCTGGTGGCAGCCGATGCCTTACCCGCTCTGATGGGGAACCTAGTTATGGGAAACCTCGTCAATCGCGATTACGAACCGACGCTGGCGCAGGCGGGAGACACGGTGAATATACCGATTCCACCTACGCTGGTGGCGAACAACCTAGCCGCGGGCAACAGCGTACAGTTGCAGAACCCGACCCTGGGGAACGCGCAGATTGTGCTAAGCACGCACGCCGAAGCAACGTTTCAGGTGCCGGATGTGATCAAAGTCCTGGCCGTGCCGGACCTGCTGAAGCTGTACATGCAGCCGGCCATGATCGCCCTGGCGGAGAAGATCGAGACGGACCTACTGAACCTGACGACCAGCTTCACGGCGAACACGGCGGTCGGCACGCTAGGAACGCCGATCAGCGAGGAGACGGTGGACGCGGCGGAAACGGCGCTGTTCACGTCGATGGTGCCGGCGAGCGAACCGAAGCACCTAATTGTGAGCCCGAGCACTTACTCGCAATTGCGGCAGATCCCGCGGTTCAGCGAGTACCAAATGACCGACCAGGTTCCGACGGCGATCGTGAATGGCACGGTGGGAAAGCTCAAAGACTTCACGGTGTACCGGTCGCAGTTTGTGCCATCGACGTCAAGCGGAACCAACAACCTGGCGTTTGCCCGCAGCGCGCTCGGCCTGGTGGTCCGGCGGCTGCCGCAGCCTCTGCCGGGAACGGGCGCCATTGCCGAGTATGCCGAACTGGGCAACTTCGGGATGCGGGTGATCCTGAGTTATCAGCCGAACACCCTGGCGCAGCAGTTCACGGTGGACGTGCTGTACGGAGTCGGTGTGCTGCAAAACGTGTTCGGGGTGCAGGTGTACAGCTAGAGTATTGCGGCGCCGATCGGGGAGTAAAAGCCCGCAAGGGCGAGATGGGGACATAGAAATGGGGACAGGCGAGAAGCTTCGCAATCGCGAAACTCGAGCCAGTCCCCATTTTGCATTTCGATGGAGGCGCACATGGACTTGAAAGTGTATTACCAGAAGATACAGCAGGTGGAAGCGGGACTTCCAGGAGCGCACGTCGTGGTGATGAGCCGGGAGACTCCGGACGGCGGACGCGCGGGCGTGGCCAACGAGGTGACGAGGGCCGTTGCCGCGAAGCTGATCGTGGAAGGCAGTGCGCGGCTGGCTACACCGGAAGAGGCCAAAGCTTTCCGCGAGGGGATCGCCGCAGCGAAGCGGGCGATGGAGCAGCAAGCGGCGGCAAACCGGGTGCAGGTCAGGGTGATCTCCGACGCGGACCTGCGAGCGCTGCAAGGCAGCGCGAAAAAATCATAGCCGGAGCGGACGCGCAGGGAGGCCACAGATGGCGCTGTTCACGGACGGATCGATATCCACGATTGGGGACCTGGCGGGCTACGAATCCTCGATTCTGGAGGTTGCGAAGACGGAGCGGATCGATCTCAGCAGGAAGCTGAAACTGGCGGAAGAGGAGATCCGTGTGGATCTCCAGGCGTTCCTTTCGCGGCAAGACGACACAGGGGAGTTCGATCCGCTTCTCAACCTGACGGCAGTTACCCCTTGGTGGCGGATCGACCAGATCGTCGTTACCGAACCGTTGCATAAATGGCACACGTTTCGAGCGCTCAGCCTCACTTACCGCGACGCGTACAACCGGCAGATGAACGACCGGTTTCAAGGCAAGTGGACCGAGTATGACGCGCTGGCCGGCTGGGCGTCCGGAGCGCTATTCGAAACGGGCGTGGGGATGGTCAGCGATCCGGTGCCACGGGCGGCCCAGCCGCAAATCACGACGGCAGCCGGAACACTTGCAGCGGCGACGTATTTTGCAAGCGTCACCTGGATCGGACATACCGGGGCAGAGGGCGCGCCGAGCGAACTCGTGTCCATCACAGTTCCCGCAAACAACAAGCTGATCGTGACGGCGGTTAATCCTCCGGCTGGAGTGATTGGTTGGAATGTGTACGCGAGTTATTCGGCCGCGGACTTGACCCTGCAAAACGGCACGCCTGTAGAGGCGAGCCAGCCATGGATCGAACCGGCAACAGGACTAATGAAAGGAAAGGCCGTAGGGGACGGCCAACATCCGGAGACGTTCCTACAGCAGTCGGAACGAAGGCTGATCCTCAGGGGGTAGAATATGCCGGCAATCGGGGCCCTGGCGACACAGATGGCAGTCACCATCCTAAGCGGGAGTACGGGACTACCGTTCGCGATCTCGAGTTTGAACGAGCAGGAAGGCGTGGAGTTACCGACGATCGGAGCCCCGCAGGTGCTGGCGCAGAACGTTGCGCCGGACATAGCGGAGCGGACGGCGGGGGTCACTTATCCCGCGGTGTACGTCTACTGCGACGGCATGGCGAACCAGCTCAAAGAGAAGTTCCGCACGTTTTCGGGCACGGCGAAGATGACGATCGAGATCCGGGTCTCGCACGACGGGATCCATGCCCTGGGCAGGGACCTGGAGTTCTATAGCTCGGCCGCAGCCGAGGTGCTGGACTCGAACCGCGGCGATTGGGGCAATGGCATGTTCTACGCCGGGGGTTATGACGTAGAGTTCGGACCGGTAAAGCGCGGCGGAACAAATTTCCTGCAGGTGGCCAAGATCAACTTTCAACTGGATGTCAGCTACTGAGCGGGGAGCCGGCGAATGGAAGGCCCGCGCAGGCTCAAGGCGCCCTCCATCAGGCTGCGCAAAGGATCGTTACTTATGGCGAGTGGATATGTGTCGTCGAATAATAACCGGCTCTATGTGGCGAGCGAGGCAAACTACGGACAGGTTCCGGTCATTCAAAGCTCGAACCGGATACCGGCAGTGAAGTTCGCTCCGCGGCAGCAGCTCAATAATCCGGCACGGAAAGACAAGACAGGCACGCGGACGTATCTGGGGACTCCGTCGGGACTGCGGAAGCAGACGACGTTCGATCTCAGTACGTACATGACCGGATGGGCAACTCAAAACGGCGAGCCGGCTTACGGACCCCTGTTTCAGGCGGGGTTGGGCGCGGCTCCGATGCCGTTCGCGGGAGGGACGTCGGCCGGAAATGCGAATCCAATGCTCGTGACCTTTGCGGCCGCGCACCAGCTTTCCCCGGGGCAGGCGGTGACGTTTGGAGACGAGATCCGGTTCGTGACGGCGGTGGTGGACACGCTGACCGTGGGACTGAATGCTCCGTTCACTGTGAACCCGAGCGTGGGCTCGCCAATCGGCACGACGGTGACTTACCAGCCGGGGAGCGATCTCGGCAGCGTGAGCGTGTTCGACTACTGGGACCCGGCGACCGCGGTGCAGCGAATTCTGAGCGGCGGGGCGGTGGACAAGATCCAGATCAAAATAAACGGCGACTACCAGGAGTTCGACTTCAGCGGCACTGGGCAGGACTTGATCGACAGCACCAGCTTCTCGGCCGGCGACGGCGAACTGACGCAGTTTCCGGCAGAGCCGGCCCTGGCGCAGTTCGACTATACGATCATCCCAGGCAACCTGGGCGAGGCGTGGCTGGATAATACTCCGGATCAGTTCTACACGGTGACGTCGGCAACGGTTTCGGTGCAGAACGGCATCCAGACCCGCTCGAACGAATTCGGCTCCGACATGCCGCTGTGCATAGCTCCAGGAATGCGAACGGTGACCGTGGACGTGACGCTTTTCGAATTGAACGACGCCGCCACACAGAGCTTGTACCAAGCGGCGAAGCAGATCTCCCCGGTAGCGGTGATGTTTCAGCTTGGACAGCAGCAAGGGCAACTGTTCGGAGTCTATCTGAAGAGCGTCGTTCCGCAGTTGCCGCAGTTCGACGACAGCGAGACGCGGTTGCAGTGGAAGTTCGCGACGTGCCGCGCGCAAGGGAGCGGGGACGACGAGATATATATTGCGTTCGGGTAGAGCGGGCCGGAGAGACGCCGAGGACACATGGAATACGAGAGCGAACGGACAGTTGAATCGAAGACTGTGCCAGGGGTGCGGTTCACGATTGCGCGCATGTCGTTTGGGCGGCGCATCGAGCTGACACGGCGGATCTGGGAACTGGCGGGCCGGACAGAGTATCTCCAGGCGGGCAACGACGCTCGGGAAAAGTTAGAGGCCGCGCTGTTGGCCGGAGAGGTCGACCGGACATATTTGAGCTGGGGATTAACAAGGATCGAAGGGCTGGCAATCGACGGCCAGCCGGCGACAGCCGAGGCTCTCATTGCCAGCGGCCCCGAGGAGTTGTTTCGTGAAGCGGTCGCGGCGATCAAAGCAGAGTGCGGACTGAGTGAAGAAGAACGAAAAAACTGAGGGTCGCCTTCCATTTTCAGTTTTCCAATCCAGCCGGGTGGAGGTGCGACGAATGCAGGAAAAGCGGACTGGAAATGAAGCGACGGTGTGGCCGGACGCCGGCGGCGCAGGCCACGCCGGCCCGAGTGGTGTGGGCGCGCAAGGGCGTGGCGACGAAGGTCTGCCCGAGATCCTACATATCGGGCGAGAGCATGGCCTGGCTGGAGGAGTTCGAAACATGGAGACGCATCGGGTTTCCGGACCTTCAGACGATGACCGCGCGGCAGGCGCATGCAATCGTGATCCTGCAGCAGGAGTTTTGCTCGGAGGCACAGCGTGGCGAACAATAGCAACGGTTTAAACCAGACGATCGCACAACTGACGAGCGCGCCCGGCTCGAGCAATACGGACGCAGCGAGCCAGATATCGGCCATAACCGAGCAACTGACCCAACTCACGACGGTGAGCCAGATACAAGCGGATGCGGTGACGCAAAACACGGACGCGGTGATCGACAACACCGCGACGCGCACCACGACATCGACATCGAGCGGAACGTCCGCGGGCGACACAGTTGCGAGCATCGCAACCTCGATACTAGGGGGCGGATTGGGGCTGATTCCGCTGATCTCGGGGCTGGTGGGGCTATTTGGCGGCGGATCGGCGAGTACCCCGGCGCCGTTGGCCACGTATACGGCGCCGAACTCCATAAGCTTCGAAGGGCAAGAGTCCCCGTCGGCGAACACCACCAGTTGGACGGCGAGCCAGGGATCGCAAGGCGGCACGCCGACGGCGGCGAGCACGCCCCAGATCACAGTTCAGGTCAACGCGCTGGACAGCCAGTCTTTCATGGACCACAGCCAGGACATTGCGCGCGCGGTGCGCAGCGCGATGCTGAGCGCCAATTCGCTCAACGATGTCGTGAGCGACCTATGAGCGCGTTTCCGTTGTTGAAGACAGGCGCGGTCGCGCAGTATCCGGTAGGGCGAAACCTGACCTACGCGACCGACGTATTCAACTTCCTCGACGGAAGCCAGCAGAAGTGCCCGCAACTCGGCGCGGCCCTTAAGAGTTGGGTGATTCAGCTAGATTTGTTGGACGATACCGAACTGACCGAGATCAGCGAGTTCTTCCAATCCCAGCAGGGGCGTTTCGGATCGTTCTCGTTTCAGGATCCGTGGGAGGGGACGATCTATCCGAACTGCAGCTTTACCGCGGACGAACTACAACTGCAATTAAAGGGAGAGTCCCAGGGAGGGCTGAAGCTGGTGATTCAGGAGAACAAAGACTGATGCTGTACTTTCCCCAACTGACGCCGGGCACCGCGGTGCAATTCCCATGCACGAAGAAGATTATCCAGCGGACCGTGGTCAACCAAGAGCTCGACGGCGGCACGGTGAAGTTGTTCGACCCAGCCGCATGCCGGGTGGAGTGGGACCTGAAGTTCGCCGGCCTTAGCAGCGATGAATGGGGCGCGATCGAGCAGTTGTTCAACACTTCCGAGGGGCAGCTCGGCAGCTTCTGCTTTCTGGACCCTTTCGGTAATCTTCTGTGCTGGAGCGAAGAGCTGAGCGCGGCGGCGTGGACCAACGGCCCGGCGATCCAGACCTCCTGCGGCGCCGCCGATCCGTTCGGGAACTCGGGGGCGACACAAGTTACTAACTCGGGGGCAAGGGAGCAGAGTTTGTCGCAGACAGTGAGCGTGCCGGGGTCGTTTCAATACTGCCTGAGCGTGTACGCACGAAGCGATGCGGCGTCGAGTGTCAGGCTCTTTGCGACAGCGGGAACAAGCGAAGCGACGCAAACGTATTCGGCCGGGCCGCAATGGAACAGACTGGAGCTTCCGGCCGCGCTGGGCGCCGAGGTGGACAGTGTCACGTTTGGCGCGGCGATTCCCGCCGGGGCGGTAGTGGAGCTCTTCGGGTTTCAGGTGGACGCACAACCGGGAGCGTCGAACTACAAAGCTACGACGACTTATAACGGAGTATTCGCGAACGCCTCGTTTCTGGACGATGAATTGCAGATGACCAGCAATGCACTGGGAGAGTTTTCGGCGACGTTGAGGATTGGGGCGGCGAACTGAAAAACCTATGTCCACGATCAATCAAATCAAAGAACAGGCGATCACGGACACGCCGCTTCTGTTATTCGACTGTGAACTCACCTCCGGAGAGATGGAGCACTGGAGCACACACTCGGTCAATGTCGGCGGCCGGAGTTACGATGCGCGGGTGCTGCGGCAGAACCTATTCGAGATGCAATCCGGAGCGGACGAGGGCATCGATGCGATTGCGCAGATATCATTGTGGCTGGCAAACGCGGACTCGTACTGCTCGGAGATTGAGCAAAGCCTCGGGTGGAAGGGCAGCCAGATCACAGTCTCGTTCGTGTTCTACGATCTGACACAAGGGATGGCGACATCGGAAACTGCAGTGCTGTTCACGGGCATCGCCGATGCGCCGGCCCAAATCACGGAGTCCACACTCCGGCTCAACGTGATGAACAGTCTGAACTTGCAACGGGTGCTGATGCCTCAGGTGCGGATTCAGTCGCTGTGCCCATGGAATTTTCCGGCGAGCCTGGCTCAGCGAACCGAGGCGGCGGGTGGATTGAAAGGAAAGTACGATCCGTTTTATTGCTGTGGGTACTCGGCCGATGTTGCCGGCGCCACGGGGACGCTGAACGGCGGGACGGCGTACACGACGTGCGACCGGTCCCGCGCGCAGTGCGCCGCGAGAGGGATGTTGACGCAGGACGCGAATGGGAGCGTGACGCGCCGGTTCGGGGCGCTCGAGTTTGTGCCGCCGACCACGGTGGTACGGAGCTACGGAGAGAGAGGCACCCAGATTTCGCAGGCGCTGCCGAACCTGGCCCGGTACAACGATTTCGTGCCGCTGGTGTACGGCACGGCGTGGTACACGCCTCCGATCGTTTGTTCGAAGAACGACGGGAACCTGACGCACATGGAAGTTCTGCTCGGCATGGGCCAGATACAGGACGTGCAGATGGTGCTGGTGGAAGGCATCAGCATACCGCTCGGCGTCTCCGGAACAAACATGACCGCGACCGGGTGGTTCAACATCATTACAACGGGCGGACGAACGGGCACGTTCAACCCGGAGTATATCGACCCAAACGGGAATCCACTGGGGGATCCATACGGCAGCATGGCGTCGATCAACGTAGTGGTTCCGAACAGCATCAACGACGGGACCAGCCTGCCAACTATTCAAGTTCTCGTTGACGGACTGCTGCTCGAACAGTTCGACCTGAATGGCAACTCGCTGGGGGAGAGTTTCACGAACAACCCGGCCTGGATATTGCTCGACCTTCTGCGGCGATGCCAATGGACGCTCCCGGACATCGACCTCGGCAGTTTTGCGAGCGCGGCGGCGTGCTGCGCCGAACTGATCACGGGCCACGACGCGAACGGGAACGCGGTCGATATTCCCCGGTTCCAATGCAACCTGGTCCTGACAAGCCGGCGGGCGGCGGCGGACGTGGTCCGCGGCGTCCGCAATTCGGCCCGGATGTTCCTGACCTACGGCCCCAGCGGGCTACTCGAACTGAGAGTACAAAACACGCTGGCGCTCGAACAGCCGACATTACCGGACGGCAGCAACGCGACCTCCATGCTGAACGGCGGATGGCCCGTGTATGAATTCGGCGACGGCACGAACGGCTTTTCGGGAATCCTCAGGAATGCCAATGGCGAGCCATCGATTACGGTTTCCTCGCTGAGCACGGCCGAGACGCCGAACCGGCTTACGGTGGAGTTTCAGGACGCGTTCAACCAGTACCAGCAGGATAGTCTTTCAGTGATCGACGAGGACGATGAGCTGCTAGTCGGGCAAGAAGTAAGCCTGGCGCTGCCGGCGCTGGGGCTGCCGAATTTCAACCAGGCGGCGCGGATTGCCCTGTTTGAATTGAATCAGGGGATCGCCGGGAACACATACGTCGAGTTCAGCACGACGGTGCGAGGGCTGAAGCTGAGACCGGGCGACCTGATCACGGTGACTTATCTGAAGGAAGGCTTCGAACGGCAGCCTTTCCGTGTGACGAAAGTCGCGCCAGGAATGAATTACACGACCGCACAGATCACGGCGCAGATCCACGACGACGCGTGGTACGACGACGACAACTCGGACCCGTTCGCCAGCGGGAGCACCGGGCGGCAGCCGGCGTACGGAATAGGCATGCCCCGGCCGCTCATGGGCAGCGTACAGGACGCGAACGGCAATCCGCAGCTCGGAATCACGGAGCAAGACACCACGGGATCGGACGGCACGACACAGATCAATCTGAGCGTGAACTTCGAGCCGCCGACGCAACCGGCGATTGTCGGGCTCGGGATTCCGATGGTCAGTCTGGCGGCCCAATTTGACAGCAGCTCGGGACAACTGCCCGGAAACGAGACGCTGTACTACAGCGTGACCGAGGGCAATGCGAGCGGGCAGGAGAGCAACCTGTCGTTCGTGGTGCGGGCAACGATCCCGGCAGGAACGAATACCAATGCGGTGACGCTGAGCGGGTTGAGTTTCACCAGCGATGCGACGTGCTTCAACGTCTACCGGGGAGCGAACCCTTCGGAGCTGTTTCGAATCGCCGGGAACCATGCGATTGCCGCGACGTTTACGGACACGGGCCTGAGCGCGGCGTTGACGCCGCCACCGGACCCGAACTACGATCACGCGAATATGTATTGGCGGCTGGAGTTGCAGCCGGAGTACGCAGCCACGATCTTTGGCGCAACGACGATCGGCAACAATACGCTAGGCATGGCTCCGAACGAGTATATCGGGATGACGGTCCGGATTACCGAGGGCACAGGCGCGGCTCAGGAACAGACGATTACCGCCAATGACGCGACCACACTGACGGTAAGCTCCGCGTGGACCGTTCAGCCGGATCAGACGAGTCAGTTCGTCGTGGCGGAAGCGGGGTGGCACTTCGGCGCGGCGGGCAGCTGCGGCCCCCTGGTATTCGCGGTGCCGAGCCAGGTGGGCGCCACCGTACACGTCAACGGGAGGTCGGCAAACGCCCAGAATTACGAGTGCGCCTATGCGTCAAGCCTGGTGACGCGGTGGCAGCTCACGGGCGGAGGTTTGCCGGTGGACACAGGCGTTCCGGGAACACCGGTTTTCGGCCTGACGACCACGAATCGCGGCGACGTGGCGCTCGCGACGATCGCATTTCAGGACCTGACGAACACCCACACGATATCTTCGGCGACGTTGACCTTGCGGTACTGGAACGAGCTCTCGAGTCCCTCGCAAATATCGCTGGGCGCGGATGTAGCGGCAAGCGACACGTCGATCCAACTTGCGACCGCAGGGAGCGCACAGGCCGGCGACTACATTCAGATCGACTCCGAGGTGTTGCAGGTACAAAGCGTGCTCAACGGCGGCACGCAATACCAGGTCACTCGCGGCGCCGACGGCAGCACGGCCGCGACGCACACCGCACAGACCGCGATTTACCAGCTCTCGCAGAGTGTTCTGGTGGTGCCGTTCGCGAAGAATTTCTTTGGCAGCCCCGCAAGCGGGAACTTCAGCTACTCCACTTTGCTGGCGGATGTGAGAATTGCGACCGCGGAGTTGTTCGTCACCAACTCGCAGGGAAACAGCAGTGCCGGGACGGCGTGCTTCACCGCGTCGGCCGACTACGGATTGAGGACGTTGTCCGGTGGGCAGTATTCGGTTCAGGTAGACGGGTACCTCGCGGCGCAGACGAACGCGGCTCCGCCGCTGGTGGTTCAAACCGCCCACGCGGTGCGGGACATATTCGCAGTGGTTAACGACCCGCCGGTGGGGGGGACTATCGAGATGGACGTGCTGCAGAACGGCACGGTCTACTGCCACCTCAGTATTCCAAACAATTCGCAGACTCCGACTTACTCGAACGTGATAGATGGATTCGGACTGCCGCCGTTGACCGAGGGCGCGTTGATCACACTGAACATCGATTCCGTGCCGCAGGCGAGCGGCAGCGCGCCAGGTAGCGACTTGACGGTCACGATCCGGCTGTAAACCACCGGCGATGAGAGCGTGCAGCACCGCCGGCAAGGAAGGAGCGAATGGCTGAGACCATCTACAAGCTGCGCCCGGACCGGGACTTGCAGTGCTACTTTCAGGAACCATCGCTGCCCGGGGAGCCTGCGGCCGCGGCTGTTGCAGCGCTGAGCCAGACCAGCTCCACGGGATTCGTGATTTCGGGCTCCTGGCGGCAACAATTGGACTGGGCGGTGCTCGAGTGGAATCGAGACAACACGTTCGAGCATCCCGCATTCCGCAACCTTCCGGATGGCGACCTCAGCGGAGTGGAGCTTAGCTACGAGGAGTGCCGCACTAATTGTATTCCGATCGACTCCGATCTTTGGGCGACGGAGTGGGCTTACCTGCGGATCTGGGTTCAAGGAACCGTCGATCCGTATCTAGTTCCTCTGGCCGACTATGCGACGGCCATTGCAGGGGAACCTCAGGCCGCCTCGGTCGGACTGGAGTTGCATGGAACGCCGACCGCGGGAGACTATGTCGGACTGGCCTGGCTGGCGGAACAGTACTGGTATGAACTGACCGCATCAGACACGATTGAGACGGCCGCAGCGGCGCTGGCCGCCAGCGTCAATTCGGGATCGACGACGATGAGCGCAACGGCGTCAGGCGGGGCGATTACGCTTACCGCCACAACGGCCGGCGCGAATTGGAACCGGGTCGGCGTGTATGGTTACGTTGGCGGCCCTGCCGACCGTAGCTCCGGTCCGTTCACGGAGTTCTGGTCGCCGTGGTGGAGTATGTGCAGCGGGGGCGTCTCGCCGACGACCTGGAGGGTAGACCTGGACTTCGACAACCTGACCTACGTGGGTGCGACGGACTCGAATCCCACAGTCCCGGTCACTTCGGTTCGCAAGATGCGTTGGACCTACGCGGCGGGCTGGCAGGACGCCGCGTTTCAGCGGTCCGAGTTCGAAGTGCAGGTGAGTAACTGGACGGTGACGGGGAACAATCTCACATACTCCGTGGCGGGTCCGGGCAGCTTCAGGATCGAAGACGATGCGCCGGAGGTCACTTACTCGCCGCAGAGCGCCTGGAGCGTGGTGGAACCGGCGAACTACTCGGGAGGGTCGTATCACTCGACCACTTCGCTGAACGCGCAACTGACGTGCAGCTATCAGGCGTCCTGCACGCATTCGCTGTATCTGGGAACCGAATGCCTCGACCGGGGGGCGGGGATTTCCATCACGGTGGATGGGGGTGAGCCAACGACGGCCGACTTAGTTCTTCCGGGCGAAGACGTACTGGTGCGAATTCCGCTAGGCAGTTATGGGGCAGGTACACACACGGTTTCCATCCAGCAGACAGGTCCGGACGGAGCACTGTTCAACTTCGATTTTCTCGAGGTGGCTATTCCCACGACGGCTCTGCCAACGATCGCTCCCAGCGCAATGTTGAGCCTGGCAACGGACTGGGATACGTATCAGTCGCTTTGCCTGGCGCCAGAACGCACGGCCGGGATGATCAACGCGCTCGGATTCCAGGGCCGGGTGAATCACTATGCCGGAGCGATCTGGTTTTATGAACTCGTGCCCTCGGGATACGGATACGCCTCGGCGCAAATCAGTTTCAGCGGAGTTCCGGCGTTCTACTCGGATGGCAGCGTCGCAACTTCGACGCAAGTAACTTTTTCCACGACGGACGCGCCGGCAGGGAGCGCGACCGTTCTGACGCACAACCACTATGTGGGCGACACAGCCGAGACGATTGCCAAGGCGTTTGAAATGGCGATCAACCAAGGCTCATCGACACTCCGGGCGGTGGCGGACGGTACGGTGCTCACAATTTACTCGCGAACGATGGGCGCGAGCGGCAATAGCTTCACGCTTTCAGCAACTCCGACATCGGGGCCGTTTGTCGCGCAAGTGAACGGCCCGACCTTCCAGGGTGGACAAGACGGCAACTGGCTCACGGACCTCGAGGTTGTGCCCCGACTAAACCGTGCCGCGAGGGACTGGAACCAGAGCTTCTTTACAGCGTTGCACGGTTACGGGCTCGACGCGACGGCATCCCTGAGCATGGAATTAGGGTACGGAGACCCTTCGGTGGCCGCTGGAATCGCGCAGAGGTGCCCGGCGGGCGACGCCGTCCTGGTGGAGACGCCGGCGCTACAGACGAACTTCTCGCCTCCAAGCATCGCGTTCTGGCAGCACGCTTACCAGGACCTGGCGGCGACGATGAACGCCGCGGGCATAACCCCATACCTGCAGTTCGGCGAGGTGCAGTGGTGGTATTTTAAGGACTCCCGGTCAGGCATGCCGTATTACGACGCCTACACGACCAGCACATTCCAGACCGTGTATGGCCGGGCAATGGGCATCATCCCGGATGAGAACGCGTCACCGGCGGACTTCGCCGACGAGGTTCAATTCCTGCCGACGCTCATCGGCCAGTTCACTCAGCAGGTCATGACGTTTGTCCGCGCACAGTTTCCAACGTGCCGGTTCGAGGTGCTGTATCCGCTCGACGTCAACCAAACGGCCTTAGACCAGGCGGTGAACTATCCGGCGGCGACCTGGACGCCGTCCACGCTGAATTGTCTCAAGACGGAGAACTTCAGCTATACGGCCGCCCGCGACCTGAACGAGTGCCTGAGCTCGATTCTGCTGCCGCAGACGCGCGGGTTTCCGGTCTCGCAGAGCGCACACCTGGTGGGGATCAGCGACCCGACGACCCCGTGGCTCAAGGAGGCCAATCTGGCACAGGCTCAGGGCCTCGAGTCGGTGGTTCTGTTTGCGTTGGATCAACTCTGCCTGATCGGATACGGCCTTCCTCTGCGGCCAGGCGCACGCCGCAGCACGTTCCAAGGATAG